CGCGTTCCTTTCCTGGTGCATATTGAACTTTATGGCGTGTTATGGCGACCAAGACAGCCACCCTAAAGGCGCCGCCACATCAATCACTTACGACAACCTTCGCGACAACCTTTGGCCGGAAATTGCACGTTGGCAGACCCGCTCGGAATACCTCAAGGCCGCTTTTACTTGGACAAAAGAACGCTACTTCGCAAACGATTACCCAGAAACATGGTTCTTTTCTGCACGGAGCTGGCCGCGGAGCGCCGACGCTCAGCAACAAGCCAACACCCTGGCCGGTCTTCACGCGGACTTTCTGTTGTTCGTTCTGGATGAGTCCGGCGGCATACCGGACGCGGTTATGGCGGCGGGCGAAGGGGGATTGGCCACGGGCAAATGGTCGAAGATTCTCCAGGCGGGGAACCCAACGCACAGCGAGGGGCCGCTTTACCGGGCGGCGACCACTGAGCGCCACCTTTGGGAACTGATTTCGATTACGGGAGATCCCGACGATTCTCACCGAAGCCCCAGAATCAGCGTTCAATGGGCCAGGGAGCAAATCGAAAAGTATGGGCGGGATAACCCGTGGGTACTGGTCAACGTGTTTGGCCGGTTCCCGCCCTCTTCTATCAACGCCCTTTTGGGTGCCGACGAAGTTGAGGCCGCCATGAGGCGGACGCATGACGAGAGCGCCTACTCCTTCGCCCAGAAGCGCCTTGGCGTGGACGTAGCGCGCTTCGGGGACGATCGAACGGTGATATTCCCGCGGCAAGGGCTGGCGGCGTTCAAGCCCGCCGAGATGCGGAACGCACGGACCCACGACATTGCGGCCCGGATTGCACAGGCCAAGGCCAAGTGGGGCTCTGAAATGGAGTTTGTGGACGACACGGGCGGATGGGGTGCCGGCGTAATTGATTCTCTCCTCACCGCCGGTCATGCTCCGGTGCCCGTGAACTTTGCTGGGAAAGCCGTGGATCCCCGTTATTTCAACAAGCGTTCGGAAATGTGGTTTTCCATGGCCGACTGGGTGAAACGCGGCGGGGCCCTGCCTCATGTGCCGGAGATGGCCCGTGAGTTGACGGTTCCCACATTCACGTTCGTTAATGGCAAGTTTCGTTTGGAAGAGAAAGACCAAATCAAAGAGCGCCTATCCGGGCAATCGCCCGACCTGGCCGACGCCCTGGCCCTCACCTTCGCCATGCCGGACATGCCGACCAGGGTTGGAATCCATGCGGTTCTGGACAAGCCCGGCAAGGTGGCCGCCGATTATGACCCCTTTGAAACTTCCCGCCTGGTGGGCGTATCGTGAACGTCTATATTCGCCGCGGGGATTTGAAAGACATCGACTGGATGGTGGCCCAGCTCAAAGAGTTTTCCCGCTACTACGGGAGCAAACGCGCCCTTTTTGGTGATGAAGCCTACGCCCGGAACGGCCTGGTGGAGACCATTAAGAAGCATCTTGTTCTTGTGGCCGAGAAGGACGGCGCGCCGGTGGGGTTCATCGCTGGTCTGGTGTCTCCCCACCTCTACAATCCCGAAATCAGAATCCTTTGTGAACTCTTTTGGTGGGTTATGCCGGGACATCGAGGCGGACGCGCGAGTCCCATGCTCTTGGACGCCTTTGTGGAGTGGGGAAAAGAACATGCCGACTGGATTACTTTTGGGACCACGGAGAAAACTCCCATCAAAGAAAGCTCGCTCATTCGCCGTGGGTTTCACTTGCAAGAGACGTCTTACCTCATGGAGGTAGCCTAACATGCCAGCCGCCGTTCCGATTATTTACGGGGTGATGGCCGCCGCTACGGTGGCCTCAACCGCCTATACCGTTAGTGAATCAAACTCGGCCAAGAAGGACGCGAACCGCGTGGCCGAAGAACAAAAGGCCGCGCAAGCGAAAGCAGAGTCCGAACTCAAGGCTCAACAATCGGCCGCCGACGCTAAAGAAGCGAACCTCGTCGCGCGCAACACGGCCCAGGCCCGTAAACGCAACGCCTCGGGATTTGCTTCACGCGGGACAATCCTCACCTCGCCTCTGGGCGTGCCGGGGACCGCGAATACAAGCCAAAAAACGCTCTTGGGAATGTAAACGTGGAATCGGAATCCAAACGAAAGGTCTTCGGCGTCTTAAAAAGCCAGCTTGAAAATGAGCGCTCAAGTTTCATTTCCCATTGGCGCGACTTGGGCGATTATATTCTCCCGCGGCGCCCGCGGTTTTTCGTTTCGGATACGAACAGGGGCGAACGTCGAAACCAAAAGATCATAGATTCCACCGCCACGCTGGCCGCCCGCACGCTCCGGAGCGGGATGATGGCCGGCGTGACCTCGCCTGCACGACCCTGGTTCCGCCTCACCACGCCGGATCCCGACCTGGCCGAGTTCGGCGCGGTCAAAGAATGGCTCCATAACGTGACCCAACGCATGACCACGGTTTTCCTTAGGTCAAACCTCTACAATGCCTTGCCAACGGTTTATGGCGATATGGGGACGTTCGGTACGGCCGCAATGAGCGTTGAGGAAGATTTCCACGATGTGATTCGCTGTTACCCCTTCCCCGTGGGCTCCTACATGATTGCGAACGATGACCGTTTAGCGGTCAATGTCTTCTTTCGTGAGTTCCGTATGACCGTCCGCCAATTGGTGCAGAAGTTCGGGAAAAAGAACGGGGCGGGCGAAATCGACTGGTCAAATTTCAGCGAGATGGTGAAAAGCGCCTACATGAACAATCAGCGGGAAGCCTGGATCGACGTTTGCCATGTGGTTCTTCCGAACGATGACTATAACCCGGACAAAATCGACGCCAAATACAAAAAGTTTGTGTCCTGCTACTACGAGGCGGGAACGTCGAACGCGACCTCGGGAAACTATTTGCGGAACGATGATAACCGCTACCTCCGAGAAAGCGGATACGACTATTTCCCTTTTCTTTGCCCGCGGTGGGAAGTGAAAAGGGAAATAGTCGTATCCGCTTTCTCGGAGGTAGCGGATACGACTATTTCCCTTTTCTTTGCCCGCGGTGGGAAGTGACAGGGGAAGACGTTTACGGGACGGAGTGCCCGGGCATGTCGACCTTGGGCGACGTGAAAGCCCTCCAGCTCATGCACAAGCGCAAGGCCCAAGCTATTGAGAAAATGGTGAATCCTCCGATGGTGGGGCCCTCCTCCCTCCGAACAATGAAAGCCTCGATCTTGCCTGGCGATATCACCTATTCCGATGAGCGGGAAGGGCAAAAAGGATTCCGTCCGGCCCATGAGGTCAATCCCAGAATCCAAGAACTTCTCATGGACATTCAAGATCATCAAAACCGCGTGAGGCGGGGCTTTTACGAGGACTTGTTCTTGATGCTCTCCACGTCCGACCGCCGGCAAATCACCGCTCGGGAAATCGAGGAAAGGCACGAGGAAAAACTCCTGGCCTTGGGCCCGGTGCTTGAGCAATTAAATCAAGACCTTTTGGACCCGCTCATTGATATCACGTTCAACGTCCTTGTGAAACAGGGAATGATCCCTGAGCCGCCGGAAGAACTCCAGGGGATTGACCTCAAGGTGGAATACATCAGCATCATGGCCCAAGCCCAGAAACTGGCCGGGATATCCGGCCTTGAACGGTTCGCCGGCATGGTGGGCCAAATGGTGCAAAGCACGGGCGACCCCAGCATTTTGGACAAGGTGGACGCCGACCAATTCATTGACGAGTACGGCGACATTACGGGAATCCCGCCGCGCATCATACGGCCCGACGAGGACGTGAAAGCCATTCGCGAAGGCCGGGCCAAAGCACAGCAAGCCCAGGCCGCCACGGCACAGGCCAAAGAAGTCACGTCCAGCGTTAAAGATTTGTCCCAGACGGATATGTCGGGCGACAACGCGCTTACACGGCTGGCCAAGATGGCCGAGGCCGGCCAATTGGTGCCGGGCGCATAAAAGGAGATGAACTTATGAACAAGCTGAGAAGTTTACTCATTGCCCTCGCGCTGGTGTCTCTCGGCGCCGTCGCCCGGGCCGCGACCGTGACGGTGACCATCGCGTCCACCACGGCGTCCAAGGTGTCGGGCCCGCTCTTGATGCAAAAGGGCGAGGCGTTCGATTACACGGTGACCGGCACGGCAACCGGGACGGTTATCTTGGAGAAATCCGTCAAAGGGTTGCAGTACGACCCGACCGGAACTTCCGTAAGGAATATATGGGGATCGACAAGCACGGCAAGCGTCTACACCGACGGAACCGCTTATTTTCGCTTTCGCGTTTCGACCATCACGGCGGGTTCCTTTGTTTTGACTCTTGCCGACACGGATGATTTTGTCCAGTCATTCAAGAACCACAAGAATCAAAACATCCTGAACCTCTACGATGACAGCGTCCGTGTGCCCGGGGCCCTTTATGTGACCGGGGCGACGAACCTCACCGGGGCGATGGCGCTCAGTGGCGCGGTAACAGCGACCAGCCTCGCCGCGAGTGGGAATATAACGGCGGCAAAGGTGGGAATCGGAAACACTTCACCCGTCGGTCTTTTGCAAATAAGCACGGGGACGTCGGCCACAATCCTCTACGTGTCCACGTATAGCCTTCTTGTCGGTATCGGCACGGCCTCGCCGGCGACCGCCTTGCATGTTGTGGGTGCGGGCCGGTTTTATAATGGTTCGGCCTACGCGAATATCAGCAATGACGGTTCCGCGACCTACTACGGGGGATCCGGAACGGTTTATCTGGGCGATGGGTCGACCGGAAGCCAGCTCGGTCTACGATCTAGCGCCAACGGTATCAACATGAACGATAACAACACGAACAAAATCACCATGGCCGTGGGCGGCGGCAACGTAGGCGTGGGGTCGGACAGTACCCCGGACGCCAAACTGGAAATCGCGGCGGCCGCGGCGACCACGTACAGTCTTCTCGTTTCAAGCGCAAACGGGACAACGGCGCATTTGACTGTCGACTCGCGCGATGGCCTCACCTATCCGCAAAGCCTGGACTCTACGGGGATACAGGCTCTTGCCCCCAAAGCGGCTGGCGGTCTCATCTTCAATAGCACGATTGTTGACGTGTGCGTGTCGACCGGAACCGGGGCGGGCGCCTTCAAAAAACTCGTCGACGGGACGACTTGCTGGTAGGCCATGGCTGTCCGGAACGCCGCCGATCCTGAGCAAGTCAAAGAGGCCGACCAGCGCGTCAAGCGCGGCCGGGAACAGGAAACAGCGGACTTCCGGGCCGTCATGGAAACCGCACAGGGGCGCCGGTTCATGGCGCGCATGTTGGACATGTGCCGGTGGCAAAAGATGAGTTATGTCGCCGGCGACCCTGGGGAAACAGCACTCAACGAAGGCAAACGATCTATTGCCTTGATCTTGTGGGGCGAGATTAACGAATCTTGTTCCGATCTGTACGAAACGATGGTGAAAGAACTAAAGGAGAAAGCCGATGCCTGACGAACCAAACCCGCCCGCGCCTCCAGCGCCACCGAGCGGCACAGACAGCCAAACGCCTCCGGCCACACCGCCCGCGGATCCCGCGGCGACGGCTACGCCGGACACCACAGATTCGACGAAGGCCACCCCGCCGGCCAAGGTTGTACCTGAAAAGTACGACCTGAAATTGCCGGAGGGATCATTGCTTGACGCCTCCCTCATGGAAAAGGCCACGGCCAGTTATAAGGCGTGGGGATTTTCCAACGAAGAGGCGCAAAAGGCGCTTGAGCGAGATCACGGATTGATTTCCGCCTACGCCGAAAATCAGAAGAAACAAGCCGAAGAGATGCAGGGCGCATGGGAAAAGGAAGTCAAGGCCGACAAAGAAATCGGCGGCGACGCTCTTCCCAAAAATCTGGAGATGGCCAAGAGGTTCGTGGCCAAATTCGCGGATGACGCGCTCAAAAAAGACCTGGACAGCACCAAACTCGGCAACCACCCGGGGCTTATCCGGATGCTTGTCCGTGCGTCAAAGTCCATGTCCGAGGATCAGCTTGTCTTGCCGGGGACTCAAGCCGGCGGCAAGAAATCCATGGAAGAGGTCTTTTACGGGGGCACAGAAGCCAAATGAATCCGGCCAGCGCGGAACTTCACGAAGCGTTAATCCGCCTCTTGAAAGGGATGCTCTCGGCCTGGGAGAAATGGCTTAAAGCCCAGAAATAAGTTCAACCCACCAAGCTCGCGGTGAGCCGCGCTGTCGCAACGCTCGCCATGGCCACCTTGGAAACCAAACAAGGAGAAAACCATGACGACCGTAGGCACAGGAGTTTTAACGCTCGCCGATTGGGCCAAACGACTTGACCCCGACGGCAAAGTTCCCTCGATTGTGGAACTGTTGTCCCAGACCAACGAAATTCTCACCGACATGATGTGGAAAGAAGGGAACCTTCCCACCGGCGAACGGACAACCGTCCGCACGGGCCTTCCCACCGTGGCGTGGCGCCTCCTGAACCAAGGCGTGTCGCCGTCCAAAAGCACCACGGCGCAAATCGACGAGCAATGCGGGATGCTGGAAGCATGGAGCGAGGTCGACAAGGATCTGGCCGAGCTGAACGGCAATTCCGCGGCGTTCCGTCTCTCCGAAGCACAGGCGTTCATCGAAGCCATGAACCAAGAAATGGCCTCCACCCTGTTCTACGGTAACTCGGGGCTGGCACCGGAAGAGTTCACCGGGCTTGCGGTTCGTTTCTCCTCAACCACGGCCGGCAACGGCCAGAACGTCATTTTGGGCGGATCGGCAGATACCGACAACTCGTCCATTTGGCTTGTGGTGTGGGGATCCCAGACGGTGTTCGGCATTTTCCCGAAAGGTTCCAAGGCGGGCTTGACCCATGAAGATATGGGGCTGGTCACCGTGGAAACCACGGCGGGAATCGCCGGAAGCCGGATGCGGGCGTATCAAGACCATTGGCAATGGAAGTGCGGCGTGGCGCTCAAAGACTGGCGCTATGTCGTCCGGATCCCAAACATTGAGATTTCCGCTCTTGTCGCCAAGACGTCCGCGGCCGACTTGACGGACTTGATGATTAAGGCCACTCACCGCGTTCCGTCGCTCGGCATGGGACGGCCCGTGTTCTACATGAACCGAAGCGTCATGCAATACCTGGACATCCAGCGCCGGGATGACGTCTCGACCGGTGGCGGCCTCTCATGGGACACCGTGGACGGCAAGCGGCAAGCGAGTTTCCGGGGAATCCCGATTCGCGTTTGCGACGCCCTGCTCGAAAACGAATCGCTCGTATCCTAACGCTATCAAGGGAAAAGGAGAATAAACATGTTTGCTGACGCCAAAACACTACTCTGGGACGCGACCGCCCTTTCGACGGACGCGGTTTCTGACAACACTTACGACCTGGGCGCCGCGGGGAACGACATTTCTGTCGGCGACCCATTGTGTGCCATCCTCACGGTCGATGTGGCCGCAAAACACACCGGAACCGAGACGTATCAGTTCGATGTGATTCAGTCCGCCGCCGCCGATCTGGGCTCGGCGGACGTTCTTCTGAGCGTTCCGTTTACGACCGTTCGGGCGGAGACGTTCCTGGCCGCCGGGAAGACGATAGTTATTCCTCTCCCCGTGGGACTTATTACCAAAAGGTACCTCGGTCTGAACTTCGATGGGGCCAACACGCCGACCGTTACGGTCACCGCGTTCATTGCGCCCATGTCGTCAATTCAGATGGACAAGTATTACGCCGACAATATCACCATCTCCTAAGGGAGCCCGTGATCGGAGGTAAGGCATGAAAGTTCGCGCTACACAGATGGGCTACTACGACCATCAGCGCCGCCGCGTGGGCGATGAGTTTGAAATGGCCGAAAGCAATATGCGATTCGACCAAGGAAAACTTGTTCGCCCCCGGTGGGTGGAAAAGGTGGAAGAGGCGGAAGTTTCGCCCGCGCCGTCCGCGCCCGTGGAAGTGGAAGAACCATCGAAGAAGCGTTCGTCGAAATCCAAGAAGGGCGTCGACGAAGAAGTTATCTAAAGGTGCGGGGGGGCCGGGTCAAACCGGCTCCCCCAAATCCTTCCCTGGAGAGGCCACAATGAAAAAACTGATTTTCCTCGTCGTCTTGTTCGCCGGGGCCGGCTCTTTGTTCGCCGGCGAGCCCGTGTCTCTTATGGGATGGCCGAACTCGACCTATTCCATGTCTCAGTCGACCATTTCCATCAGCTCGTCTGCGGTCACAACGCACGCGGCTACCTCGGGCTACCAGGCCGTCTACATTTCAAACCTGGCCAACGCGGGAACGACCATCTACTACCGCGTCGATGGCTCGACCATCAGTATCCCCACCGTGGGCTGGCCCATCGCGCCGTCACAATCCGAGAAGATCGAAAGCAACGCCGTGATTTATTTCCAATTGGCGGCCGGGGACACGGCAATCACCGTGCCGAAAAAGGTCATTAAGAAATAAGGGAGCGTCATGTCTTGCTGACAGCGGCTATGATTAGAAAACTTCTTATCACGGGCGGACTCCTTCTGTCCGCTGGCCTCGCTCAGGCCGAAATAGGCTGGATTGGCGGCCCGTGGAAACAAACGGGAAGCACGGTCACAATCACCAACAAAGACGTGCGGATTGCTACGACCACGGGCAACCGCGGAATCATATTTCAAGACGGAACCGTCCTCATTTCGACGCGAGGATTCATCAATCCAGGCCCGATCTATCTTCGGGATTTGGTGGACGTCAATCCGTCCAGTCCGACCTTAAACGACGCTCTCCGCTACAACGGGGCACAGTGGGTGCCCACCTCGGCGGGTGCCGGCGACGTCATTCTGACCGCCACTCAAACGCATACCGGGGCCAAAACATTCAACAGTTACACCGTTTTCAACGGTTCAGTGACAGTCTCCAGCAACGTCAACGTGAGCGGAACGGTCACCGGCGGCACTTTTTCGGGAAGCGGTGCATCCCTGACCGGGATCGCAAACAGCGCTCTAGACTCCTCTTCCGTCACAAAACGAGGAAACACTTTTAACGCCGCCAACAAACTCCTTCAATTGGACACCAGCACAAAGGTGCCCAACGCGCTCCTTGATTCCTCTTCGGTTACTTTGTACGGCGCTTCAATTCCAAACGCCGCGATTGACTCTTCCTCGGTGACGAAGCAGGGCAACACCTTTAACGCCTCCAGCAAACTTCTTCAACTGGACGTGAGTACCAAGATTCCCAACGCCCTCCTCGACTATTCCTCCGTTACCATGTACGGGGCCGCAATTCCGGCCGCCTCGGTGGCCGCGGGGAACCTTGTGGCTGGCGTCAAAATAACGACCACAAATGTCAATGCTCTAGGGGCTTCGGCCACAACCTATTGGCGAGGCGATAACGTATGGACGGGAGTAAACCCCGGACTGACCGCCGGAGATACGACAACCTGGACGGCGCCGAATACTTGGGCCAGTTCCGCTACGTTTCAAAACGGCAGTTTTTCGGTGGGCGGTTCGACTCTTATAGTGACTGGCGGCAAAGTGGGAATCGGCGGAACTCCTACGGCAGAATTTACGATTACTGGTCCAGATGAAACTACCGGCTTTCGCCTAACTCCAGCGGCAGGGAAAGGTTTCGCCATTGTTTCCCAAACAAATGAAGGCGCTCCGGCCTGGATAGATTCCACAGCGCCGTGGTTTAGAATCAACGACAACGGCGCTTTCGTCTTTGTGCCCGGAAGCGGCGGGGACATGTACTTCAATTATGACCTCAAGGCCACCCGGTCGACATATTTTGACGGGGCCGAACACCATAACCTCTACGATAGAACAAAGAGTGCCACTTTTTACGGGAATGTCGCCATTGGTGAAGCCGGAACGCCAAAGACACTTGCAGTTAATAGCACCTTTAGCGTGGCGACATCTACCTTATCGGTCACTGGCGGCAACGTGGGAATCGGCGTCGCAAGCCCCTCTTATCGGCTTCAAGTGGGAACATCTACGTCTGGGTATGCATACTTCGGCAATGACGGA